CCTGTCATTGTGGTATCACCACCTTTGATAGTCTTTTTCTTTTCGTCTTCATCATCATCTTCTTCAGTCTTACCATCTGCTTTCTTTGCGGCCGCTTCCCACATTGCACGAACAGAATCAGCAACTGTATCTTCTTTCATAGACTTAGAAACTGCCTTGCGTCTTTTGTGCAAGAACTTATCAGAGTCATCAACATCACCATCGTTGTCGATATCTTTGTCTTTACGGTCAGCAAACTTCTTCTTTACTGCTTTAGGTTGAACTGCGTCCAAACCTTCACCGTCATCAGACTTATCATTTTTATTGGTTTCTGTTTTCAGAACTTCTTCAACGTCATACTGTTTACCGCCGATAGTAAAGGTCTTGTCACCTTTTTCTTTTGCCATCTTTGCAGCATGGATGTAGTTATTCTCATCCTTTTCGTCTTTGGGTTTCTCACCCTTTTCTTTTTTAGAGATAGCGATTGCAGCTTGTTGAGCAGGGGAAACTGCCTCAAGCACAGCCTGTTCTAGACTACCTTCTTTTGTTTTAAGATACTTGGGCATATTATTTCTCCTGTGCATTCATCTTGTTAATAGTTTCTTGTGCTTTTGCAATTTGCAACTGCAACTGAGCGATACGAGTTTTCTTCTTGTCATCACGCCCCTGTTCTACCTCTTTAGCAGAATCTGGTTTCTTGGGTTCTTCTTCTTCTTTTACTTCAGGCTTATCGTGTGTATAACCCATCTTCTTCATTTTAAGATGGTCATCCATAGTATTCGCCTTATAACCTTTACCAGTTTTAGGGTCGTACATCATGTGTGGTTCAAAGTTTTCTGGTAGTGGTTGTGATGGCCACTGAATTGGTTCAATACCTTCTTTGATATCTACAGGCGATACTGCCATATCTCCGAAAGCCATTGTAACCTTACCATCTCTTTTATACAAGTATCTTTTGGCACTAGTAGGACTATCTTTTCTTGCCATAGTAATCTTTTCTACTGTACCTCTGCGAACCATATTCTTAGACTTGACAATATACTCAATAAAATCTTTACCCTTCTCTAGTGTAGAGTCGTGTTTGATTTTAACAGTAGAACCTTTCTTCAGTTTATCAAAAACTCGAAGCAACTTAGGGTCGTTCATCTTCATGCCTTCAACCAAAGCGTCTGTAATTTCTACTTCTTCTTTGTACATATTAAGTTCATATCTCTTATTGTCAAGATTTGCAACTTGAATTTGTACACCTTTAGACTTTCCTTTTTTATCCATACCCATCAAACGATATTTGTTTGTTTTTCCTGATGATGGTTTACGAGGCCCCATTGCAACTTTATCATCTATTTCATCTGAGTCAATTTCAATTCCAAGTTTCTTTTTTGCATAGTCATATGCATGTTGCATTGCAGCAGAGAATGTCTTGTGATATAAGTCATACTTCTCATCAAGTTCAACTTCTTCACCCATTCTAAGTTGTTTTGAGACCATCTTAGTAGTGTTCAACATATCACGATACGACTTAGAAATCATAGCGACAAACTTTTCTTTGTCTCGTGGTTTACGAATCATGTCGTATGCTTTTAGTAGAGTATCAACAATCTTAGAATCAACTTTTTGTTTCTTACCGTCTTGGAATTCTAAAGAAAAGTTACCTCGTGTATCCATAGCTTTACGCAACTGTGTAACCATATTCTTACCAGCAGACTTCTGATCAGCATCAGTTGCAACGTCATCAACGTCAGCAGGGTCAATACCACGTTTACCCATAGCCCTCATTGCATCACGTTTTGCCTTAGATGATTCTTTTACATCTTTAGGTTTGCCACATGACTCACATATTGATTCTTTACAATCACAATCACATGAACACATCTCTTTAACCTCTGGGTCATAGTCCGTGTTTAGTCTTTTCAGAACAGCAGCAACCTGTGGGTGGTCTGCCAATCCCTTTTTAATTTTCTCAATCGTTCTTACTGCACCACTATAGTTACCACCTTTGTAACGTGGGTCGTTTGCAATACCGATTGCCATTTTTACTTGTTTAGTGGTATACCCTCTAGATTGAAACTTTTCATCCAATCCCTCACGAACCTCTTGAAGAGCTTCAGTCATAGTTTTAGTATATCTAGTCATTTTTTTCTTCCCAAATTTTAAGAACTAGTTGACCCGTTCCCTTTATTATTCTGTGATACTCCATCTTAGGTATCCTGTATAGTTTTCCTTTTGTCATTTCTTCTGGTAATTGGTTGTCCATTTGTAATTTCCAACCTTCACCAGATATGACAGATACTTCCCTTGTCCTTTTATCTCTGTGCCAGATTAACTCTTGTTCATCTACAGACTCACTAAAAGTTCTTAGTATTGTATCTTCGTGTCTTTGGTCATCGTATGGGTTTACCAAAAGAAGTTGCCTCCGCCACTCAATCCAAGTTGTTTCGCATATCTCGGCATATTACACGCCCAGTATCCTGCTTTTGTCTTATCTTTTTTATTTGCACAATCATGTCTTGCAGCAAATGATTTTCTTGCCTCTTTGTCATTCAACTTGATTTTCAATCCAGTTGTATCACCCCATGATACCTTCTTAATATTCCCACTGGATGGGTCTTTGACATAGACATAGTATTTCTTAGGCCCGCCTGCTTTAGGTTTATTTAGTTCAACATCTTTACCTTGATACTCAGATTCCATCATTGGGCAATCTAGTGGAACATTCTCCCCCTCATAGACTGCATACTTACCGATATCACCTTCCATCAATTCCTTATTGAACCCTGTAGGATTAAACTCTCCAGACTTATACTCAACTCTTTTCTCTTGGAAGAACTCGTAGTACTTCTCAGAACCAACACGATATTCGTTTGATTCTATTAAACTTGCAGTCTTGCATTCTTGACAACAATCTTCTGTTCCACAATGCAAATGTTCTTTGAATGAGATGATAGGTTTAGAAGGAGCCATTTGATTACTTTCTTTTACTTCAGTTTCTTCTTTCTGTCCCTTTGCTTGTTTCCACAAGTCTGCATCACCAGTAGTTCTAGTCTTACCACCAGTGATAAAAGAGTTAACTCTAGCAAACGCCCACTGCTGTGGTGTTGTGCCAGGGCGGTGTCCTGTCTTCCACGCCGCCATACCTCTATCGTATACTTTCTTTAGAATACCATATGAGATACCAGACTTGTCTGCTTTCTTAACAAGTCCTTCAATCTTCTCATCTAGCAACATAAGTTCAACTTCAGGCGGATAATTATATCCCTCTTTAGGAACACAGTTCGGCACCATTTTGCCGCCCTTCTTCTTCATTCCTTGTTGTGTGTGAGTATCCCAACATGGGTCGTCTTCACCAAACATTTGTTTGAACTTCTTTGTATGCTTGGATGGTTTAGTCTCTGCACCCTTATCGCCAGGAGCAGGCCCATCCTTTGCTTTTGCAAAATGTGCTGCACGTTTCTTTTTAGTAGATACTGACATTTCATCACCATCAGCATCTTTTGCATAATACTTTGCTGGTTCAGTACCTTTTCTATCTTTAATATCTTTGTCTTGTTTTACTTCATATAACCACTTCTTGTGAGTAGTACCGTCTTGTTCTGAGAACACAAGATAGTTTGTGCCTCTACGAATAACTTTACCAGATACGCCTGTGTAGTTATCTTCTACAATATCACCAATTGCATAGATTGTACCTTCAATGTACATATCACGAATTACATCTTCTTCTGTCTGTTCTACTTGGTGTACAATGAAAGACTCACGAATGCCCATATGTTTACGAACATCTTTGAATAAAGACATTCCTTGTTTGAAGTTTTTAGGAAGTCCATTCTTAAAAGAATCAAAATCATCAGCAGATGCTGCAGCACGCATCTTAGAAGCAGACATCCCTGTCACTCCCTCTGCATCTGGGTCTCTTTCACCAGCAGATACAACCTCAATATTGTCGAACCCATAGTAACCGTGTCTACCTTCAACACCATTATACTTGTTCAACAATGTATCAAACTCTGTTACACGATCAGAACCAACAACCATCACGACTGATTTATGTCCTTTATTGTGTAGTGATACTGCAATTTCGAATACTTGTCTCGCTTTATCAACAACAATGTTCCTTGCATGTTTTGGGAACATCTTCTTCATGTAAGCAACTTTCTTACTGTAAGGAAGAGGGTCTTTCTTAGGGTTCTCTGAGTGTGATGCAAAAACATAGTATGGAGCGCCAGGATTTTTCTTTGCCTGTTTCTCTACTGCTTCTAAAAGTTTTTCATGTCCTGTAGTTGGTGGATTGAATCTACCAAAGGTGAAAACACATGTATCCCCACGAGCTTCTCTAATGTCTTTGAAACTTTTCATTATTCCGTACCCATTCCTCTTGCCTTTTTAAGTCTTTCCAACTCCGACTTACGGAGTTTAACCATTAACTTTTTTGCAATCTTTTTAACTGCAGCGCCCTTAGTTTTCATTATTCTATTATCTAGGTTCTGTCTTTGCATCAAAGATAGATTTGCATATTCGTTTGGTTCTAGTCCAGCAAACTTCTTAATAATAAATTGCTTTGCTTGTTTATTTGCACGTTGTTTAAGTTTGCCATCTGAGGCTAACTTCTTTTTATTTCTTGCAACCTTTGCCTTGAATGCAGAAGACTTTGCAAGTTTCTTCATTCGTAAACCCATCTTGCGTCTAGTCGCAACAGACAGCGCTTTACGTTCAGTCAAGTCAGATATGAGATCATTCCATTCAATCATTTGTCCCACGCCTTAATTGCAGTAAAGTTATTAAAACTAAATTCCATACGGTCTACTAGTTTTACTGCATCACCAGATACCCTGTCGATTGCAACATAACCTTCTGGATTAGTAACCTTAAATCCATTTGATGTTTTAATGAATGTATCAGTTAATCCCTTGACACTATTTAGTTTCTTAACAATTCCCATCTTTGCATCAACCAAGTGTCCTTGGAAGGCAATGATGTTCTCTAAATTCTTTGTGTGTTTTTTGACTTCACGAAGATACTCAGTCTGAAGATTGGTATACTTCTCTTTACCTTTGTCACTTTTAACTTTGTCTATTTGTTTTTGAATTGCATCGAATACCCACTTCTCGTATCCCTTTGCATGTCCTCTGGGATCACTAATCTTCTGTCCCTGTCGAACTTTACTATTATTGTATGTTTTTAATTGAGCACCGGCAAGTTGTCCTGTAAATACATCCTGTAGTTTTAAGAACTTGTTTAATTGTGCAGAATTAATTTTCCTAAATGTAGAACCAGCAGATGATAATGATTTAGTGACAACAGCAGTCTCAGTTGCTGTCATAGTTGCCTTACCAGATACATCCTTGTATGTTGCATCGTCCATCCAAACAGATGAGGGTTTGGTAAGTCCCTTAATGTTTGCACCGAATTTAGCTTTCATCCCTTGCAAATCACTACCAGAATATGTTGTGTGCCATACGACACCAATCTTTGAAGACTTGATTATTTTGCCCAAGTCAGAGTTTACATCTACTGCATATACGATTGTGTTTGGTTGAAAGGTATAATACTTCTTACCTTCGATAGTTGTTGTGTCAACATCTTCAGAAGTATACATCAAGTCGCCCTGTAGAACGTCTTTGATACCTAACTTGGAAAACTCTGCAAGTGCAATTTTGAACTTAGTGTTCAGTGAACCAGAAAGTCCATCTGCATCAATCTCTTCAGATGTTTTGTAGAGTTTTGGAGTTGCGTTGAATACTGACTTCTTTGCAACAAAGAATTTACCATCAGCAGGGTCGATACCAGCAAAGATTGCGGGCGCACCATCCCACTTGACAGTCATATTTACAGATGAACGAGATGCACCAGCTAACATGTCTCTGAGTGAACGAACAAAGTTAATTGCTGCTCTACCGCCAGGCACTCCGAAATTCAAAATTTCGTCTTCGATGTGTTCTAAGTGTAGGTTTTTCCCACCTTTATCTTCAGCGAGATACCCCGAAAAGTTTAGCATTTAGCACCGTTTCCATTTATACAAAGTTATTACTATTCTATTTATAAGGAAACATACTTAGAACTTTATATCACCGAACTTTTCATAGCGTGAATTTTGTCCTTTATCAAAGGCTGGTGTGTCATCTTGTCCACTATCTATTATATCTTCTTGCGCTTCCTGTTCACAATCATACAACTTCATCTTACCCCTGTCAATACCCACAACAAACCTTTTGTTTGTGCCAGGGTCATTATATCTGTTTTTCAACTGTTTTACCATCAACTGATTCAGTCCTTCTAACTCTTCAGTAGATATTAGTGCAAACATCAAATCAGCAGTAGCAGGCAAACCAAATGATTCTGAAGTATCTTCAAGTCCAACATCAGAGTTTGCATAACCACCACGAGTAGTTTGAGTAGCAGACATAATAGGTAAATTCATTTCAACTGCAAGTCCACGCAGTTCTTCTGCAATCGCCTTGATATAGAAATAAGAACCAATAGTTGCATTACCCTTGAAACGAGATGACCCACAAATGTTTAGATAGTCAATAAAGATAATATCTGGTGCAAATGATTTTTTCAATGCAAGTTCTTTGATTAGACTACGAAAGTGTCCACTATGAGCAGATGCAGTAGGATATTCTTTAATGATTAGTCTACCACTTGTTTTCTCATTAATCTTCTTAACCCTATCAGTGAACATCTTCTTTGGTAGATTGTGTAAGTCTTCCATAGACACATTCATCAAGTTTGCATCAATACGTTCTGCAATACGTTCTTCTGCCATTTCTAAAGTAATGTATAGAACATTCTTACCTTGCATCAAAGTAGATGCAGCCATGTGACACATAAACAACGATTTACCTACACCAGTACCAGCAAGGGCAATGTTTAGTGTTTTCTGTGGAAGTCCACCTTTAGTAATCTTGTTGAAATACTCTAAGTCAAATTCTAGTTTCTCTTCTTTCTTGTGATAGAATTCAAAACGATCTTCTGCGTCTTCAATATAGTTGTGTCCAATATGTTGGTCAAATCCAACTGCAAGTGCCTCAGATAGAATAGATGGAATTGCTTCTTGATTATGTTGTTTGTCTTTACCTTCAATAATCTGAATACCAGATAAGATTGCATTGTATACTGCTTTGTCTTTACAAAACTTCTCAGTAGTATTAACCAACCACTGCATATCAACTTCAGCTTCATTAAGAGATTCAAGTACCTCAACAACTTTCTGGAATTCAGTACCATTCAAGTCTTTTCTGTTATCAAGTTCAATAGACAAAGTTTCCTTTGTCGCCATCGCCTGATACTTATCCATGAAGTTGTAAATCTCTTCAAAGAGTATACGATCAGTTTTGTCTTGGAAATATTCACCCTTAATAAAAGGTAACACCCTACGGGCATACGATTCATTAAAAATGAGGTTACTGAATATTGTCTTTTCTATCGTCATCGCTTGCATCTGTAAAGTGGCCCTCATCTATATTCTGTTCAATTAAATGTGCTAGAATGTCTCCAATGAGATTAAAGAAATCATCACCAAAGCATTCTTTACCTAGTCCATTAGAGTCTAACATATTCCACTCAAATTGTAAAGAGGCATTTTCTTTTTTTTCGTCTTCTATTATAGAAACTTTACCATACTCGTATACAACACCTTGCCACATACCAGCTTTTTCTGTAAGTCCTATACCTGTCCATGTCTTAGATTCGTTCTCTACAAACTTGTAATACTCACCCATGTCAGACATAATGTAGATAACTCCCTATAATATATTTTGGTTTATCAATTGGTTTTCTTCCAGCATGTAAATGTGTCCACATTGGGGGGAACATTGTCATCCTACCTGTCTTTGGTTGAACAGAAATATCAAATTGTGGAAACTCTGTGTGGCCACCTTCATTATCATTTAGATATAAAAAGAACACCAAGAACCTTGGCGCACTATCAATACTACCAACGTCAACATGATTGTCGAACTCATCAACATCATTAGGCATATATCTTTTCATTCTAAAGTTTTCAAATGCAAACTGTTGTGGAAACATTCTTTCTGTTATATCACAGTCTTTCATATACTTATCAATGTAACTGAAGAAAACCTCTTGAAGAGTATCTTCAAAAGGCTTCCACTGTTCATGCAGTTGTAGTGTTACTTGTTTGAAAGAACGATGACCATCAAGAACGACTTCCTCATGGTGTTGAGGAAACCGTTCAAACATGGCAATGAGTTGTTTTGATAACGACTCAGATATTACGTTCTCATACGTCTGTATTAGGTTCTGCATCTTCTGGTAATTCCTCAACTGATTCTTCAACATCTGCCAGTTTTGTCCCATACTTAAATTCTTTACCAGCGACAACATCTAGTTGTTGCATCACTTCCTCAGTAAAGTATTTCTCTGGGTTGTTATTAATAGTTTTACCAAATGTTTTTGTGCCATCAGGCAACTCAATACGAGTTGATACTGACTTAAATATACCATACTTGATTGCAAGTTCTAGCAAACCATAGTATCTATCAAGTCCACGTTCATACATTAATCGTACATCAACCATCTTATGTTCAATAGTTAATCGTGACTTAGCATTCTTACAGTGAATAATGTTACCAACAACAGCAGTTCCATCTTTCTCTTTCTTCTTGGAAAGATATACGATAGATGATGCCGCATACTTTAGTCCAGAACCACCACCCATTTCTTTGGTAGGGAACATAGAACCAACTACGTCATATGTGTGATTAGTAACAATCATAGGTACTTTTGCTTTACCTAATTTAAGTGTCAGTACACGAAATGTTGCCTTAACAATCTGAGCCCTTGTCATATCCCTAGTCTCTTTACCTTCGGCAGTATCTTCTACTTCTTTCGTTGTAGATAACATACCAAGTGAATCAAGACATAACATCATAGGAGCTCGTTGTCCTTCTGGTGTTTCTAAGTATTTGTCTAGAACCTTAATCGACTGTGTTCTAAACTCTTGTACTGTTGTTACAGGTAAGATAACCATACGAGAGGGGTCAATTCCTCTGTCAACTACCATCTGTCTTGTGATTGCAGATTCAGACTCAAAATACAACACACCAGCATCTGGGTTTGCATCAAGGAATGACTTTACCATGCCCATCAAAAAGAATGTTTTACCTGTTGCACTTTCGCCTGCAATAGCAGTAATCTTGTTGGATGCAAGTCCACCATAGATACTACCAGACAAAAGAGCGTTGAAGATATATGAACCAGTATCAATGAAGGAATCTACATCCCCCGCTTCAACGCCATCTGATACTAGTGCAGCGTATTCATTGCCCGCTGTTTTGGCAATATCTTTCAAAAAGTCCAATTATAAATCTCCTTCTTCTCTGTTTTCAGAACGAAATGAGTCGAACCCATCTGGGTATCGTGCTTCAAGTTTGTCTGTGTTCATATATATGATTTCCTCTATATTAGTATCCAGAGCAATACATGCCTGACTAATATACCAAAGAATATCACCCAATTCACGCTTAGCGTGCCATACAGTTTGGTCGTCCATAGGTTTTCCTTGGAACAAACACTTCTTCACAATCTCTGTGAATTCACCACTCTCTGCACTCAATCCCATTGCAGCAGTGATTAGACGTTCTGGTGGAACACCAAAATCATCAATAATGTCCAGTGCATCACCAAATGCATCTGGATCTTTAGATTCGTCACTAGTCACCTGATCGACAAATCTTATGTAATCTATCAATAATGTATCGTCACGCATATAGCATCTCCTTTAGTTATAGGTTATAGTTTACTATAATAACAAATTATTAAGCGTTTGTCAAGAGAGAATTACACCTTTTTGTGGAACTTGTATTCCACTAGTCTGTGTTTGCCATCCTGTAGCAATCTCTTTCATAGTAGGTACTACAAAAGCAATACAAGTCTTATTGAACTGCAAAGTTCCATCAACCTTTTCACCTGTCATACAGACACCATCAACAAGAGCTACACCCTTTTCATTTACTTGTACCAAACGTGGACGTTCAATAGTATAGGACATCATATCATCTACAATGTATTTACCAATTACTTCTGCACCGTTTGTTAGCACAAGTGTTACAATATCATTTTCTTTCATTTTATTTTCCTTTGTTAGTCTTTCCAACGGTATGTTGGAAAAGAACCGTTCACATCAAATATGTTTGGGTGATTCATAAGAGCACGCCGATATGGTGTCCACTTAATTCCTCTACCCCAACACAACCAATCCATCAAATCTATCTTTCTAACTTCTTTGTTAGTTTTTATAAATTCAACAATTTCTTTGAACTTCTCACTATCACCCATAACTTTCTGTTTTGATAACAAGTCATTCATATATTCATTCATACCAATTATCTTATCTTTGTAGATAAGTTTATTGTTAATCCAATCTAGTGCTTTTGATGCTTCTTCATTTCTATATTGAGGGTCATCCAAATATGTATTCAGTAACATTAGTGCATCATGGTCATCTGAAAAGAAGTCTCCCTGCTGATATAGTTCTTCATAGTAACCAGCATCATACATGATATAAGGAACACCGTTCATCATACCGTCTGTAGTAGCAACACTCCATCCACCATATTTCTGTTTTGGAGAGAATCCAACATAACACTTTTGCAACTCTTTATAATACCATTCCTTATCGCCTTTTGTTGTTACAACATAATCACGATTAGGTTTATCTAAGAGTGGAATCCAAACTTTGAAGTCCTGTCGCATTTCCCATAACCTATCACACATTGCAATAAATTCTTTGAAGTGTTTATAGGTATCTGGTCGATGGTTGAATACAATAGTCTTTTCATTATGCTTTGTTACATCTATATCATCAACAACATCTTTTTTATTTACACCCAAATGTTGAACAGTCAATATCCTATCCAAGTCTGTAATAGTTTTAGTATTGAATGTTTCTGAAGCCTGTTCAAGTACCAAGTCTTTCTGTGCCTGTGTATTGATATAACATCTATCATATTCTAATAGCCCAGTCATGTTCTGTAGGAAACTATCTTTAGGCCATGCAACAACATCCTTTAGGTCGAACCAATGAGAATATCCCATCACTGGAGGCATATGGTGTGTAACATTGTAAAGTGTATTAACAAGTTGATGTGTATGTTCAGGCAAGTGTGACATGACTATATCGAAATCTAGACTGTTGTTAAGCATCCTTCGTATTACATCTACTCTAAAATGAGAACGCATAGTCTGGGGATAAGTTTCAAAATCCATGTACCACTGCGTTACGTTATCAAATTGTAATGATGGAACTTCAAAAGGAAGAATCATATAATGCCACAAGTCATCACGAATTTCATTCAGAAGTTTAATCTGATTCTTAACAACTTGAATATAACTATCTTTTTCGATATCCTTCTGGAAAGTAATGTTAGGATACCAGAGTACTCTAACAGTTTTTTGAAGTTTTGGTTCTTTTCCTATATCAAATAAATTCATTATATAACTCTCTTTCTTAAACTAGAAGAGGAGAACGAATGTCTCCTACTAGTATAAAATACTTCTATAGGTAAGTCATCACCAGTAAATGACCTTTCTCTATAATCCTCACCAATAAACCTAACATCAATCTCTTGTGATTGAAGTAAGTCTATCAAACTTTGTTCTGTATCGTATGGAATAATTTCATCTACATACTTTACACCAGACAGTTGTACATATCTTTCATACACTGACTGAACTGGTTGATTCTTTTCTTGTCTATCAATAGATGGGTCAGTTTGCAATCCTACTACTAACCTGTCACAGTTCTTTCTTGCTTCCTTCAACATAACAACATGTCCAGCATGTAGCAAGTCGAATGCACCACAAGTAAAACCAATTGTCATATAGCAACACCCATAAACTGAGTCAAGTCTTGTTGTTTGATAGAGTTCATTCTATATTGAGAATATGATTCAGTATTTTTTCTAGTAAGTGCATCACCATTACCTAGAGTTTCTTTTCCAAAATTAATTCTATACTGAAGTAACTGCATCTGTTCTATCGTATATGCCCACCGATTCATTAGTTGTTCATCTTCTTTTTCGAAGTCTGGTTGTGGTAAAATCAAACCCAAATACATTGGAAGATTTGTCAATGTACCGTTCAAAACATCATCACCATAACCATAGACTTCTATAATTTTTGCATGACTTGATTCAGCACCAACACCTGTAGTCAGAGGTTTATGGTGAGTTGTCATTCTTTTATGAATATGACTTCTAGTTTTCCCCTTATGACCATTTTGTTTATCATAATAATTACCAGCAGACTTTCCAATATATACACACCCCTCAAACTCACAAGGGAACTGGTAAGGTTTTGGCATTACATCATTAAAAACAAATCCATAAGTTGCACCGTGAAAAGCGAGTTGATCACAGTGTTTATAGTAGTCTGTAAATTTCATCCATTCACATTTGTAAGGCGATAGTATTCTACTGTCCATTTTTTTCTCATTATCTAATAATATCAATCTTATTCATTGTCTCTTGATTCCAGACTTCTAGTTCTGTACGAACCTTATTCTCTGCAATCATTTTGTTGTAACGCTTGATAGCAAGTTTTCTCCACCATGCAATCACACCTTCAAGTTCAAATCTATCATAGTTTTCAGCTTTTGTCAATAGATTAGTTTTACCTAATAGAACATCTTTTGCATTAGAGTATCCATACTCTCCCATGTAGAATCTTTTCTGTGTGGTAACATCACCAGCCTTTGCAATCTGTTTAGAGAACAACTCATACGCTTTTGTATCGTGTTCCTTTAGACTTGCTTTGATAACACCTACCATCTTAGTCTGCATTTTTAGTTTACGAGATGATGCACCTTTATGTATCAAGTCTTCGCCACCATTCTTTTCTGTAAACCAATCACGCATCTCAAAGTAGATTTCTTCTCCAAGTGTCAATAAAAACTTAGATTGAGTATCTCCCTTGTAACGTAAGAATGGACGCATACCATCATACATAGAAGAACCTTTGATGTTACCATAAAGAGATGTTGTCTCAAATAAACAAAACTCTGTATCATATTTCTTGTTTAACATCCTACGAACTTCATGTGAGTTGCAGATTGCCGCCATCAATTTACCACCAAGATAGTTATATCCAAATGGTTGTACAGGAACAATGTTGAAACCCATGATAGCACGTTTGTTAAAGATATCTAAATCTGGAACACCACCCAAGTAATCATTACGAGGTTTTGAATTGATTAGTGGTGAACCTAGTTTGATAAATCCAACCACAGTATTTGTAGTTGTTTCCTTAACAACTAGTTTCATCTCTTTGCCTGGCGCATTGTCAGGCGAGAATGATGCAACTTTCTCCAACATAGTATCAAAGGTTTGTGATGGAACTTGTACAATAGAAAAGTTCATATCCTCTGGATGCATATCATATGATTGAAACATATCATCTTCCAATCCAAATCCTGGCAGTGCAGTAGGAATATTCTTTACACGTTCAATCTTACGAGCACGAAAATAGTCATCAATGCGTCCAAAGTCTTTGAAGTAAGTCATCAACTTTGTTGCGGCAAATATTGCATCATCTCGTTCTAGTATCATCCAAAAAAGTCCTCAAGTGTTGTTTGTGTCCCATATGAACGGTCAATGTTCCATCCAATCTGGTTCATAATAAATGTCAATGGTTCTACAAACGCTTTCTCATACTGTAGATCATAGTCGATATAACGATGAATGTCAAGTTCTTTTGGTAATTTAGTTATAAAGGATATCACATTAGAAGACATAGGGTTTGGTGTTCGCATGTTGATAAACTTGATCTTCTCACCTTCTTGAATAAGAGGATACTTGTTTGTCAACTTTTTCTGTTTACAGAAGTGATTGTATAACAATGCACCTTTACAATGCATAGGTACACCTTTAGAGAAAATACTAGAACTACTAGTCCACTTCTTTAGTCCATTCACTGAACGAGGAAATGCAATCTCTTCTGGTGGGAGTTTCATAAACTCTTCACGAAACTCTTGGATAAAGTCGTTTACATCTTTCTCATTTCCAGACATGATAATCTTCAGACATTCCTTAATCTTGTCACGACATGGGGCGGGCGTAGAAGACTTGACTGCCTCAATACCCATAATCTTTAGAGAGGGTTCTTGATAACGCACACCCTCAACATCCCATGCATTTAGAATGTATCTTTTCTTTGCAGTCCAGATGCCTTTGTCAGCGATAACTTCACGTTTCATTTGCATCTTCTGGTCGAATGCATTTACATAAGTAGCAAGATCTTGATAACTCTTATCAATAAAAGGTTCAATTTTCTCTTGAGCAATTCTATCAAGGAAATCCACCGCCCTCCCACGATACGCACTCTCCGACTCATCTGTTCTCTTCGGTAGCACTTTATTAATAAGCTCGTCAAACCTAATGTATACTGAATCCGTATCCGATGCAATAACATAATCAACTCCTTCACTCTTCAATAGTTTATTTAAGTAACCATTCAGTGCTTGTTCAATCCACCGAATAGATAATTGTCCAGAAGTAGTAATACCTTCTGCAATACGCAAGTCATAGTATCTGAACCATTCGTTACCAATCGCACCATAAGCAGAGTTCAAGGAAATCTTTCGTGCCATCTGGATGTTTTGATAACGAGATACATCGTTGAGATACTTTGGATCTTTCGTATCTTCGTATTGTTGTTTTGCAGTCAACATCTTTTTCTTGTAGATAGTACGGTCATTGTACATCTCTTGCATCATATCAGGCAAGAATCCCTGTTGTTTGGTTCTGAACAACGCACCATTTGGTGTACAGGTAACAGATGCTGGTTTCAGTGGAGATAAGTCGTGTTGTTTTTGCAACAACTCATCAACAGATTTGTCAGAATCAAATCCCATAGTTTTGGGAAGAAGTGTTTCTGGGGAAATGTTGTATTGCATAATCAAGTGTGGATACAGAGAGTTCAAGTCAAAAGACAGAACCCATTTGTGTTCTCCCACTTGTGGATCTTTTACATATGCACCAATATACTTCTCACCCTTAGACTCGTTACTGCGTTTCTGAGGGATAACGATTTTACGTTTGAGTAGGTGATTGTAAATTAGTACGTCCCAATACTTCACGGATGTGAATGCATCAGACATGTTGACTTTCGCCTCATACGTCATAGTAAGAAGCAGGTCAATCAGTTTCATCTTGTCATCTAGTCTATCGACTAGTTCAACGTCCATGATGTTATAGTCGATAAAGGATTGATAGTCTTTAGTGTACCAATCACGAAATGTCTCATATGGATTCTCATCCTTACGTTGTCCAAGTTCTACATGAGCGATATGGTCAAGACGATATGATTCTTGGTTTGAGTATGTAAACTTCTTGTACAATTGTAAGTAGTCGAGATTGTTTACACCCAAGATTTCATATACTTGATCTTTACGTCCAAACCCACTGTTCACCATACGAGCGCTTACAACACCCCAAGGAGATAGACGTTTCATTGCGTCTTCACCCATTTGGGAGTTGATACGATTACAGATGTAAGGTAAATCAAAGAACTCAGTATTCCAACCAGTAATGATATCTGGGTGGTCAGATTCCCACCAGTTTAGAAACCGAGCAAGTAGTTCACGTTCTGTAGGACAATGTATATACTCTACATCATCACGAGATGTTTTGTAGGGTTGCATACCCCATACAAGAAACGTGCCCTTGTTATGTTCTTTGACAGTGATAGACAGCATTGGTTCTGCTGCTTGGTCTGCATTAGGAAAACCATTCTCACATTCTACCTCAATATCAATAGTAACAATCTTGAGTTGTTTGGAATCAAACTGAATTTGTTTTGGATACGTTTCAGATAGATATGAGTATGGGAACTGATTCATTCCATACACAAGATGCGGTTGAGACTGATACTGTTCTATAAATGCTTTCGCTTCCTTGATAGAAAGAAACTTCATTGGATTGACGTTTTTGTCATCCAAGGTTTTCCAACCAGTTTCTTTCTGAACAGGCACGAAAAGAGTGGGTTCATACTTCACTTTGAAGTTAGAACGAACCCCATTCTTTACTGCACGAACAAGAAGTTGATTACCCCATTGGGCAACATGTGTGTAGAAATTCAAAACATTTTTCCTTATCAATTAGATTCATTATATACGTTTTAAGGGTAAATGTCAAGAGAAAAGTGGCATTTGATCCTTTGGCGTTTCTGGGAAATATTTATCAACCATGTCGATAACATCTTGCCATTTAGCCATTTCCATTAACTCATGTTCTACTGCTTGAGAGATATCTGAGTGTTCTCCGATACCAGCGGGATTCTTCATGTAAATCATTACGTTTACTTGATGCATTGCAATCTGTGCCTGAGCATGTCCCTTCACAGCATTAAGAATATCATTGTTCATTGTTTCGCCTTTCATTTTATAGTTCTCGTTTCTTACCGATATTGTATTTTGTTTCCAAATCCCATTCGTTCTTTTCCTTAAAGGAAATAACTTTTATTTGGGACAGTGGTGCTTTCGGTTCAGTATCACCAATTATTTCAATCAACCCCCAATCACTCAAAAGAACTGATATTGAGTTCCTACGAGATATATCATTCTCAGTTATGTTTGTCTCCTTACCATCAAGGGCAAACAGTTCCTTAAAATGCACAATGTAATACCTACCTTGTTTATGTAGGATATGACATGATTGGTATAGTTTTCTCTCTTTACGAGATGCGACACCTATTCTTGATAGTGTCTCACGAACCTTTAAGAAGTCATCAGGTTCTTTTAGTTTTACTTCTAGCATCTTATCTGGATGCCATTCAATTTCTTCCATTTCTTCCACCTTTATTCAAACTATCTTTGATAGTCGTTATCTGTTCATTATTAAGTACGGAAAGAGCGACCTTTGCCTTTTCATTACTATAACCATAATACTCTTTAACATACTCTAAATCTTCCAACTTTTCTGCCTTTACCCAAGGCGCAAATCGCTTTTTCGATCTAATAGTATTTAGTAAAAAGTCATATTGAAGCTTTGCGTCAAGGTGGTGACGCATGTTCAACTCATTAACGAACATAATGGTATCATTGAATGCACCCAAACATCTGTTTACAACATATGCTGGATACTTCTTCTCCCACATAGGATCATCTGAATCCATCAGATTTTCCTTAGTGTGGTTGATTGAATTGAGATAATGTTTTAGTTCATAACTCATTTGAACTGCACCTGTGACATAATCTCAATCATAAACGCTTGCATGTTTATTTCTTGATCTGCAACAAATGCTGATTTGTATTGATAGTCAGCAACCGACATAACCATGTGTGGTATTGTTTGTGGTTGAACACTATCATACAATGTATCATAAATTTTACGATACAGTTGTGAAGGGTCGTTGTCTAGATTATTTGCAACCCAAGAACGAATAGACTTGAAGTCTTTTGCCTTGAGATGTGTAGTCAACTCCTTCATATTTGATTCTGATATATTGACAAGTATTCCAGTGTCAATCATTCCAGAAGCAGAATATCTTTGCAGTTCATTCAAAACTCTACGCCAGTCTGGGAAGTGTTTCATTACCAGTTCTTGTACAACTTTTGGTTGATACTGAACATTCTCTGCAAGGAGAATATCCTGTACACGTTTGTAAAATTCACCAGCAAGTTTTGGTTTACTAGAGTTTGGAATGTTGAATACAACACCCGAACATCTACTATGCAAAGGTTCGATAATCCTGTTCTTAAAGTTACAGGTAA